GCTGAGCTGGCAGGATGTTGAATTGCACATTCGTTTATGTGCTGATGCGTTTAGACTTTGAATCATTGATTCGTTGAATCGCTTATGTTATTAGTAAAAAAAGGATGTTCCTGATGAAACATCCCTCAATAATTATTTTGCTTTTCACACAAGTATTGCTATAATACAACATAATCTATCTTAAATAGGAGAAAATCATGAAATTTCACGAAATCCCGCCTAACACACCTGATAATGAATTTGTTTTTATTGAATGTGATATCACTGGCAAAACAAAAAAGACCAGATATGGTAAAGCCAAAGAGAATGTGAAACGAAATAACGGTAAGTACATCACAAATTGGGGCTTAGCAAAACTAAACAATCCGATGCACAAAAAAGAAATAAAAGAAAAGGTCAAAAAGACGACACTAGAAAAATATGGTACAACCTGCGTTATGAATACTGCTGAAAATATAAAAAGCAGAAATGAAAAAATGTTTGGTACAGAGGAGGCAAAAAATAAAGTGGTTGAGAAAAGGAAAAAAAGTAATCTGGAAAAATATGGAGTGGAGTTTGCTCAGCAGTTGGATAAAACCAAGGAAAAGGTCAGGAAGACAAATATGGAACGATATGGTGTGGATGTGCCATTAAGAAATGAAGATATAAAAAAGAAAATGCGAGATACTTGCCAAGAAAGGTATGGAGTGGATAATCCATGTCAGATACCAGAAGTAAGAGTTAAGATGGCTCAAAAGACATTAGAGAAGTTTGGCGTGGAGTATTATAATCAACTACCTGATATGAAGGATTATTTGAGGGAGAATTGCAGGGAGTGGTTAAAAGAGAGTTGGGAAAATCCGTGGGCGAAGGGAATAAAAAGACCTGAGGAGTGGAATAGGAAACAGAGTGAGACAGTAATGAATTTAATAGATGGAGGCAAATGGTCTGTTGGAGCAAAATATAGTATTAAAGGAAGATATAAAAGTAAAAAGTGTTGCCGCCAGAATCCAATGTTTAGATCAAGTTATGAATTAAAAACTCATTGGCATTTGGATAACGATCCGCAAGTAGAATGGTATGACTATGAACCATTTAAAGTAGCATACTATGATGCTGATGGTAAGCGGAGATATTATGCTATTGATTTTGTGGTTAAATATAAAAATAAAGATAGACTGGTGGCTATTGAAGTTAAAAATGATTATGATATGAAGCGTTTTAAGGAATGTGGTAAAGAAGAAGCGTTTATTAATGAATGTAGTTGCATAATGGATTTTGAAATCTGGTCTAATGACCAAATAAAAAATCTTAATTTGGATTTAGAAACTTTACTAGATTCTCCTTTAGTCTTACCACTAGAAGAGTGATTAACAAAAAAGCCAGGAATTTAATTCCTGGCTTTTTATTTTCACTTCATATTTCCACGTCAGTATCACTAAATAGTGTATTGACTAGATAACAAAATTGGCTATACTAACTCTGGCATAGAATTTAGCTCCCTCACGGAGCAACTTCTTCCCGTAGCGTGTTAAAATTCCTTTCCTTGGGCAAAAGCTCTCAGGATCAAGCACAACAGGGGTCTGGGTGAGAGGAACGTAAGGAGCATAAAAGTACCCTGAGTCCATATAACTATCTCCCTTATAGCCCATAAGCAGTTGGTTTGTTCTAAAGAGTGGGTCTTTATACAAACGCCATCTGTTATTTATAGTTCCAACATATTGGATACCAAGAGAGCTAGTGAATGTTTCCGAAGGTGCAGGTGCGAAACCGGCCGTTGCAGTTTCAAATATGGAAGCAACTTCGGGAGAAGTTACGATCCAATTTGCACCACCTCGCAAGGTTTTACGATGGATAACGTTACTAACTTCTACAATTTTAACATATAGAGATTCATAACGTTCTTTAATCGTATCGCCAAGGGCTGTAGCAAAGTCCCAAGCACTAACCGTACCAGCATTATTCAACAAGTCGAACAACACTTCGCGGTCAATTTCAAGGTTAATTTCTTGAGCCAACACTGCGGTCAATTCAGCTTCAGCATCCAAGTTGTGCTGAGAGCGAAGGTCTTGTTGAGCTTCATAGCTCCATACTGCTTTCAACTTACGAGTCTTAGCAATAATTTCCTCAGATTCAACAACCAGGTTGATCTCAGGCAAGTCCTGATTACATTCCATGTTGTATTCGTAAGAGACAACAACATTGTTAGGACCTGCTGGAGCATTCCATGTTAGCACCATTTCACCAGTTGTTAGATTAAGGGTTCCTGCGACTACTTTAGGAGCAGGAGCACCAATATCTGTGAAGGTGAAGACGCCAGTTGAGGAGACGGTGAAGGTTTGTATAAGAACACCACCGTCAAAAATACTGCCAGTCATAGTGCCACCGATAATAGGAGTATGCTCGAATGGAGCATAAGCAGCTACTACGACAGCACCAGCATCTGTGTTACTTGTCTCATTCTGCACGAACTGAGAACTGTAGAACTCGTCTAGATTAGCTGTGCCGTCTGCCAACTGTTGCAAAGATACACTGTCATCACCTGGGAAACCGCCTTGAAGATCAGCACCACGAGTTGCACCCTTGTTGCTGCTGTAACGGAATCTTAGGTAATAGACCAATCCAGTTGGGCCAAGCAATGGCTGAACGGATACAATCTTATTTGCGATTAACTGAGGATAGATACGTCTTACAAGAGGAATAGAAATTCTCTTGAACTGAGCAATATCCCCAGTATCGGTTGAGACTTCATTCATAAGTCTCTGGTTTTCTAAAAGGACAGCCGTAGCACTTCGGTCATATCGGTTGTCGATACCTTCTAGCAAACCTGTTTTGCCCCACTTTTGTTCCATTTCGCGGGCTTCGTTTAAAAATCTAGCATTTGCATTCATTAAAAATTACCTCTTATTTAATTTTCTTCCCTTTTTGCAGTACCTGCCAAAGCATTAACAGTTGCTAAATCAATGCCTAAGCTTTCAACAAGCACTTCGTCGGTATCATTGACTTTAACCTTGGCTTCTTTTTGCTCGGTAATAACCTCTACCTGTTCAGAAACCGCAGTTTTACCTCTCCCCGATACTTCCTTTGCTTTCTTCGCCCTTTCTTTCTTATCGTTGCCTCTAGCTTCCGTAATAAGTTCTGCATTATGACGTGCTTTCTCAGTGAGTTTAGTATTGTCATGAGAGAGTCTAATATTACGAGCTTCGAGCAATTTCATCTGACCTTTAAGCTCTTCGACAGCTTTGGTAGCAGCTTCTAGTTTACTGCCAGTTGCTAGAGTATAATCTTCGTCAGAAATGTAATTTGAAACTGTTTCTACAACTTTATCTAATGCTACTTTATGTTCGGCATAACGAGGATCGTTGATAATATCTCGTTTAGCTTGTTCATAAATTTCAGAACCTTTATACTGCAAGAATTCATCGACTTTATCGACAATATATTCTTTCATTTCTGAAAGTTTCTTATCATATTCATCATAAATATCGACTTCCAAAGAGTTGTTCTTAGATTTTTCACCTTGCAGCATCTGATATGCTTCCTCGTACCCTTCTTCGAGAGCTTTTTCATACTCTTCTTTCACGAGTTCGAGTCGATTACGAAGGTCGGTAATAATTGCATAGGCTTCTTCGTAACCCTTTTCGGCTGTCTTTTCGCTAGTTGATAGTTCAGCAGAAAGTTCCTGATAAGCTTCCTCTAATTTCTGATTAAATTCAGCTTCCAATTCTTTTCTAGCTTCGCCTAACATACCATCGATAGCCGTGGAAACTTCATTCAATTGTTCTTCAGGTAGAAGTTTCTTCAATGCGTCTATGACTCTATTGCTCATCAGTTAACCTCGCTTTAAACTTGTTAGTTTCCTCTCTAAATATTCCACCTAATGCAGCAATAACAGCGTCTTTGCTTATGTTATGTATGCTCTTGTCTTCATTTTTGTTAGAATTATTATTAGAATTTTGGTTATTGACATTATTAATGTTGTTTTCTCGTTTGCTTGTTACTTTTTCTTGGAATGCTGCAAAAGTTGATGGATCGGCCACAGCATCAAACGTGATTAACTTGTAGCTTTCACCAATAACTAAAATACCATTTTCATTCACCTTTCCATTTCCTACACCACGACTGCTAATTCCCACTCTCACGCCATCGCTTAACAATGCTTTCAATTGTCTTCCATGAGCGGTATTAAGTATTTCACCTTCGCCCATAAGGACATTGCCTTCCCACCAAAGTTTAGTAATGACGTGGGAAGCTTCTTTGAAGTGAATAATACTGTCTGAATTACCTGTCCAGAATGATTTGCCACGGTAACGCATATAAAAATTACCATGTTCAGTTTGTAGACAGTAAATTCTGCCAGTATGGTGTATTTCAATAGTCTTTAAAAGTCTTAAGGAAGTACTATTAGTATGTGAAATATGTAAACAAGGAACTGCTTTTTTATCAAATCCTCGTTCAACAAACGTACAATCCATTGGGATTGAATGGTAAGCATATTTGTTAGGGTTACGGTGAATTTCATCGATCCTCACATAACATTCTTTTTTATTTCTATCATGTAAAACAACTTTATGTGCTGGAGTAAATGTGCAGTCGATATTTCTGCCCTTAACACGATAGACCTGTCCATCATAAGGCTCGTTAACAATTCCATTAACTTTTGAATGAATAGCTTGCCCGTTTACTAATGAAAATATATAATCTCCAGGATGAATTTCCCTGAAGTGTCTCCATCCTTTGGTGGTTAAAACCTCAAAATTATCGTCTGTTAGACAAGGATGATCTAATTCACCTACTAAGCCACGAGACTTAACAACTTCGTTAAGTCGTTGTACATTTTCGTCTAGAACGACGTAAGGATATAGTCTTTTATTCTTATTGACTGCTTCGGCTTCTTGGAATTTACCCTTAAATTTAATTAAACCTTTTTCAATGTTTGATTCATTGAGATTAATTTCCATTCCGCCGTTATCACAGCAATCAATCAATAACATCTTTGATTCTGTCATAGTACAAATTTCCCTTATAAGGCTTAACTCTATTTATGAATTAAAGTTAATTTTTATAAGGGAAATTAAATCTATCAAAAGTTAAAGTTAAAATCAATGTTAATTTTATAAATAGTTAGTGGCAACAACAGATATTACTCAATTTTTAGCATCCAAAATTGCAAATCATATATTTGGAGATGATACAATGGCTAAATTTACAACTTTAGCCCTTGCTTTACTAAAATCTAAGCCTGCCAATAATATTACAGGTGATTTAACGAGTATAGAACTGCCTAATATTTTGAATTACTCAAGACAAACTTTAAATCCTGGAGAT